TTCGGCAGGCACGAACATAGACGTAGGCCTACCCAGCGACGGATCATAGTAGATCTTCCTAAACGCACTACCAGCCAGTGGCAGGCTAAACAAAAGCTTCTCTGTTTCAGACCGATATTCGGTCATGACTTCAAGAAGCTGATAGTTCATGTAGTCTTGGACACGCCTTGCTTGGTCCATGCGGTCTTTTGTTTGTAGCCCCCAGCATTGTGTCTTGACTGGACCTTTGGCAGGCATAATCTCCTGAATCGTCTGACTCTGGAACCGGACCACGGCCTCAGACAGCATCGGGTGGAATACACCACACGCTCCTGACCATGGGGTGGTGCGCTCTTCAATCTCCAGACCTAACTGGTCAAGTCCCTGTTCGTAGGTTTCTTCCCAGTCGGATCTGCTGTTTTTGTCAGAATCGAACTTACCAACCAAATCCACTGCCAAGGTTTGTAGCTCGTCATCGTCTATAACCTCAGCAAGGTTGCCGTCGAACCCCACATCAGGCATCTCATCATCTGCGGATGGATCAAAATCAATCTCAAGACCGCCGTCCTCAAGCTCAGTAACTAATGAGTCTTCTGGAATTAGCCCCTCTTCAACGACCGTGAGCCCTTCTGCACCCATTTCAAAATCATCTTGGTTCAGTAGGTCTTGCAGGGGTTTATCTACCGCCATGTATATCCTTCTTTGATGTAAGCGCCTAAGACACTATGCTAACATAACACCTTATAGTCAATAATAGTTGGCTTTTCGCATCGGCAGTAAATCATCCCAAGGATCATCACTGTCCAAATTTATGAAGCCACCTTGCCGAAATCTCAACAACGCCTGTGTCGATGAATCCACCAAGTCGTCATGCTCTCCAGTAGGAAAAGCGGCAAACTCTTCTATGACTTCTTCTGCCCAGCGTTTTTTGGGTGCCCACACTCTACCGCTGTGAAATAGATCTGACACCGCGTTTACCCTCGCGATTTTATCGCGGCCTCTGCCGGGAGTGTATTCTGAGACAGGTATGCCGATTCGTCTAAGCTCAAAGATCAAAGGGCTACCTGCCGCCTTAGCTTCTACTATAAAAGCATCAGGCTCATACTCTTTGTACATCTCATAGGCGCGTTGCTTCAAGTCCGGAAATTCTAGCCGTTCTTGTAAAGCATCTAATAAAATTATATTGGCATCACCATCTTCGCCATAGAACACACCCCACGTTGTGCAAGCACTGTAATCAGCAGTTTCTTTTGCAAGGAAGGCAGTATCCCACGATTGAATCACGAAATCACATGCCGGTGGTCTTGATTGAGTCCATTCCTTCCACCATTCCCGCTTAATGATCGCACCCTCTTCCGATGTCGGATCCTGCTGGTACTGGGCGCTCCACTTACTGACCGGAAGTTCTGCTTTTAATGCTTCTAGCTGGTCAATCGGCCAAAAGCCGGGCCATAGCGGGCTACCACTAGGAAGGATGGCGGGAAGTTCGATAATCTCCCATTCATCACTGCCACCTCGCTCTATGGAGGCTTTGAGGATGCTCCCAGTTAGATCTCGCTTAGACCAGCGAGTCATAACTAAACATATAGCACCACCCGGCTGTAATCTCTGACGCGGACCCGAAGTGTACCATTCATACGTTTTATCGTACACAGAAGGGTCGTTTTGTGCGGCCTCCTGCTCAGAATGCGGGTCATCCACAATCAAGATGTCTGCACCCTTACCGGTTACGGCACCGCCAACACCGATAGCGAAGTAGTCTCCACCCTTGTTTGTGTTCCAACGACCAGCCGCCTTGGAGTCAGCACTCAGCCGTACTCCTGAGAATATTTTTTCATAGTCCTTGGATCCAACCAAGTTACGAACCTTACGGCCAAACCCCACTGCCAACTCTGCGGTATGTGCAGTCTGGATAACCTTTCGGTCTGGAAACCGACCTAGATACCACGCTGGAAATAAATGCGAAGCAAATTCTGACTTGGTGTGCCTTGGTGGCATATTGATGATTAGGCGCTTGAGTTCACCATCAGCTATACGATTAAACGCATCTGCCATTACCCTGTGGTGATCGCCTTCTATGAACGCAGGCCAAACTTGTTTTACAAATGCGAGGAAGTCCTCATGCGAATTCTCCCTTGCTTTTGCCTCATTAAGTTCTTCTACCAACTCAAGTATCTGACGCTGTTTTTCAATCGGTAATGCGTCCAGCAACTCAAGATTCATCTATACACCTGTCATTCAAGGCATCAAGGCCATCCCAGCATGGTTGGTGGTGCGCCGTGCAAGCAACGCAGAAAAGCAGTGCAAACAGAACAAACTTCTTTATACCCCACACATTCCCTCACATTCGTTATTAAACAGATCTATTTGATTAGGGTCGTTGGGATCGAAGCTTGCCTCATCTAGCGGTACACAGGATCTGTGAACGAATGCCGGTGAGCTTTCGCCTTTCATGGTTTTATTTCTTATTGCGTAATCGAACGAGACCGCCTTTGCAAATTCTATTGGCTGTTCGTCTTTCATCCACTGCCAGTATCTGTCGTCATGGTAAGGACAGTACACACAGGCAGACTTCTTAGGCTCAGGCAGTCCTGCCTTTTCAATCACCTGATAACAATCTTTGCGGGATATTCCAAGGTCTATTAATGGATAAGTATTTGTTACCCAATCAACCCAACTATCCTTCATGCGCTGTATTTCGTCCGTGCTAATCCCCAGCATGGCTCTGATTTTGTGCTTCATTCGCTGTCGTGGGGCGTAGCCCAACAGTTCGCGAACCTTTTGATTAATAGGCGTGATCTTATACTCACGGGTGCATTGACGCCTGAGCATGCCTTTGGTGCCATCAGCATGTTTGGTGTACAGCGGGATGGGCACAAACCGATCCCTCTCTAGAGCCTCTTGGCTCAAGACACCTTTTTGGGCCGTTATTACCGGGATCCCAAAAGACTGTGCATAGTCCTTTAGGGCTTCCAAGTAATCAATTACATACTGGGGCTCATCGCCGGTATCGGAAAAGATGGCGACATCCGCCTTGGGAACCCGGTCATCCTCACAACTTAAAACCAATAATGCACTACTCTGGACACCGGCCCCTAGGCTGAGATAGGTATAATCAAACTCCTCGTCCAGCTTCATGGTCTTAAGCCAACTCATTTTGTTTCCAGCTTAATTAGAAAGGCAGGAGTTCCTTCGCCAACCCACGCCCCTACTTGGTTGAAGTAATAAAACTCCTCCGCTTCCTCATGCGTCATCCCGTCCCTCTCCATCAGTTTCGCGATTACTTTTTCGCGATCATACACGATCACCGGCACACCTAGACCACAGCGTTCCAAGATTCCTATAGCGCAATCGTCAAAATCATTCATGCATATGGCGTCTTCTACGCCGTGTCGGTCGGTCAAGATCTCTGTCAAAGTCTGACTCATATTCCCCTCTCTCTATTACAATGTGAGCTAAAGTATACCATAAGTCACTATTGGAAGGATAGCCCAGTTGCGCAAGGTATTCTTCTAAAATGACATCAGCAGTTTTTCCTATCACTTTGTACTTGTGTTCGCCCGTGGACTTTTTAATAAATGGCTCGAAATAGTCCGGATACTCCTTAGCGAGATCCTCCGCAGTAAAGGAGGAGGTGTTTGAGTGACGCATCAGGGCACAACGTTTCTTAGCTATTAAGTAGACCTTAACAGCTTCATCCAGCACAGTTTCGAGATCAGGTAAGTCAGGCACGATCTAATATACCCCGTTAAGCCGAAAATTTGCAAAAAATTTTTTTGGGATTAGGAGTCCCAAGCCCATTTTTAGTGATTAAGTGAGCAAAACAGTGTTTTTTAGATCAGGGAGAGTGACGCGCAAATAGGGGTGGTCCCACCCACTACCTACCTTGATATCACGCTGTAAGCATGGTACCTTTCTTGTATAAGAAAGGCACACACAATGTGAGCCTGTAAACAAAGAAGGGAGGGAGTATGCACAAGCAAACAGAATCGCACGGCAACAAGTGGTTCGATGTTGCTGATGTTCAAGACTTTGAATCGCAAGTCATGAGCATTGCGGAACACAATGGCACGTTCACGGAATGTCTAGACAAACTAGACAGCGAAACTGCCATCGTCGTTACCACGATGTACCAAGGGAAGAAGGATGCTGAACCACAGAAACGCGTTTTCGCGCCAGTCCTCTTCCAGAACGTCGAGTACATCCGCGAGATCAACCCCGAAACTGAGAAGCCGTTTGGCCTTCAGCCTGTGGGTGAGTTTCTAGGGATGCACGAAAACAAGGCAGGAGTGTGGAGGTTCTCAGGAATCGACCTAGACAGAAGGTCTGAGATCCCTGCCGATGATGTAGAGCAGGATTCTCCATACCATTGCTTAAGACAGCAGACTGTCCCTGCTGTGTCGAGAGTCATGGCATCGAAAGGAAAGAATACGATGCTGAAGATAGGTCGAGTAGCAACGTCGAAAGTAATCACTAACCAAAACCTAGTTTAATCCTAGGGATAACAGGGAGCGGGTCGAGAGACCCGCTCCCAAGGGAGAATCAAAATGATTGATGAAAAGATGATGATGAAACGCCTAGAAGGTTTCGCTCAGCAAATGAGTGAGATGGGTGAGAAGGTGATGGACAATCACACTGAGATGGCTAATTGGATTTGGGATATCCTTCAGCTAATCCTAGCGGTTAACAATGCCGATGACGGATCCGCTGAGCCATGCAGGGAATTGTCAGAAGCTAGAGGCAATCTCATTCAACACCTTTTTACTGAAGGTGGAGATAAAGGGATTGAATTGCTGATGGAGAAGAAAGCTTTCCTTGAGCAAGCTGAACAGATCACCGAAGAGATAGATAAGATGAGGATGGAGCTAGACTTGGCTGAAGCCATGAGTCGAGGCCAAGCTAACTAACCTAACCACTAGAGGGAGGGACTAGAGATAGTCCCTCCCTCAAAGGAGGATGCCGTGATCCACATAAGCGAAGTACTTAAAACTGTACTGGCTGAAATTTCTGACCAGTCACCAAGAGATGTTCAGTTGAATCTTTTCAAGGAGGAGAATGATGTACGGTCAAGACGGTCTGTTCGTAGTGGTAGCTCTAGCATGCATGCTAGGATTCCTAACCGTGGCAGGGATCGTGGAGTGGATCCTAGAGAGGAGGGATAAGTAAAGGGATAGGACACGAGGAGGGAGGGACTAGAGATAGTCCCTCCCTTTTTTTGTGCCTACTAGTCTGGCTTTGCGTACTGGGTCAATTGCTCTCGTCTCGCTCTTGCGAATACACCGGGTCAGAGGGAGAGCCCTTCATGTACCGCGACCAGTCAGGTGCGAAGCCCTCCACTTCTCCACCAAACACGAGGTTGAACCGCATCGGCATGACTTCGATATCATTGCAAGTATTACAGCACCTTCCCTCTGCTACTGGCTGAGCATTGTGTCCGTAGCCAGTAACTGGATCCTTACAGATCACGCATTCCATTGTCTTGCTCCTGTCGTTTAGGGTACAAAGAAAATGGGTGGGCAGATCCGAAGACCTACCCACCCAGTACTACTAGGGAGAATGCACGACCAAGTTACAATGATGTTGTCACATCGTCAAGCCACTCCGGCACCACCTTTTAAAAACAGATAGGTACGGACGTACTAGCTTTTAAAGAAAGATAGGTACGGACGTAGAAAGGTACGGACATAGGATAGGGACAAAAAAAAAGGTCAGTCCCGCAGGACTGACCTCAACTAGGTAGAGTGTGCCTAGCTTTTTTTTAGAATCCTACTCCCATAATCAGATTCATATAACCCTGTACCTTATCCTCACCACAATCATAGCACTCATAGTTTTCGGCGTCCGGTTCGCATCCGTCACGCTCCGCTCCGCAAGCGGTACAGATCCCAACGTTCTCACCATAAGACTCTACCCTCACAGCTACATCATAAATCTGCTCAACGGTTACCGACATCTTAATTCTCCTTTAAAGTTTCGATTGCCCAACACTCTCCTGATGGCATCAACCACACTCTAGCTAGATTGTCTACCTTCCGTCCGTCTATGTGGAAGTAGTCGTCTGTCCTAGGATTGTAGCGCACCCGCTTAGCTTCGGCGGGTATGGCAAGAAACGTGTCAGTCCCTAGGACAAAGTAGCTAGACCAAAACCAAGCGAACACACTCCTATGACCGCCATCGTACCTAACAGTCCGAACCGCTTTGCTTTGTAGGTTTGGCTGATGGATCGTGACGTTTTCTAGATACGCTTGTGCTATGTGGGTAGTGGGACAATCGCTACCCTTCATAGTCCAACATCCCTTATTGAGATTCTTATGAAATCTTCTCTTGTTCATGGCATTCTCCTTTTGAAATGAACATGTATTAATTTACTACTATGGTAGGCCTATGTCACGGTAGGTTACGGTAGCTTGTGGGCATTGGCTGACGCCTTTTAAAAAAAGATAGGTACGGACGTAGGGTACGGACGTAAAAAAAGGGAGCCAGTCCCGGAGGACTGACTCCCTTCCTTCTTGCTAGTTGACCACAATCTCTAGCTGATTTTCATCTACCCATGTCCCTGACTGGTGGACTAATTCCTTTCCTAGCTTATGGAATCTAGCCATAGATGTCGGCAGATCTCTGATGTTCCTATCCTTTAGGATCTCAGTCGTGGCGTTATTGAAACCCCATAGCGTGGTCTCCTCAAACTCCTCATGCCTAGGGTTACGGTATTCCTTAAGAATCTTCTGACCGTATGCCCATGGGAACGCACCCTCATCTGCCAACCTCACTAGGAAGTCATGCATCACGTTGTCCTCTAAATGTGTTGCTTTATAGGACTCGATTAGTTGGCGGTGGTCAGTGTGTGCCACGTCAATCTCGCCCGCCAGATCGTAGAGTCTTTGTGGTAGTACATGTCTTACGTTCACGCTATGCTTGTGACGTGTCGAGAAGTCGCCCATGAAATCTAGATTGGTGCAGACCATCACAACCAACCCGGCAACCATACCCGCTGACATGGTCTTATCGTGAGAGTTGCGGATCCCGATAGCTAGGCTGTAGTCCTGCCCAATTGCCACGTCCTCACGTTGAATCTTTAGGACACCGAACATCCTAGCAGACTCAAACATCACGTCTTGATCTCCAACTGGTAGCTTGCCCGCTTCCAAAGCAAACATCTGCTCAGTGATACCCCAACCGAAACTATCCAAAGTGTTATGCACCATGTCCAGAAACTCTGAATGCGGTAGCGGAACATGGGACCGAGTCTCTGGTGGTGTGATTGAATCCCGAACCTGTTCCTCAGTAACCTTTGTTCCGCCTATCAATGTTGTTCTAACGTTAGCCATTGGTCATTCTCCTTTTTTAAATGGCGATTGAATTAACTGATAGAAATTTACAATGATACTATAAGGTTGGCAAGGTAGGTCACCACACCCTTGTGCTATCAGCAGAAAATATCTTTAAAAAAAAATAGGTACGGACGTAGGTACGGACATAAAACAAAGGGGCCGACCCGAAGGCCGACCCCTGACTGGGCGGGAGATTTCCCAGTCACTTCCTGACAAACTCCTGTAGATCTCTCATGCTTGGACCCTCTCCCTCTTCTATAACAGACTCACTCAGTTTGTGCGGTCTTCCCTCTGCTTGGTATGCTGATTCAAGAGCGGGATAGAGCAAGTCATAAACCCACTCCTCTACATAACCGACAACGAAACCGTCTACTTGTATCTCTATCATGACTGCTTGTGCTCCCGTGTTGAATTGAATATGTGTGAGGTACGGACGTTAGGTACGGACATTAGAGGATTCCGAACCCAAGTAAAAAGAAAATCAGAATCAGAATAAGGTAGATGAATTGCTGGATGTCTTCTTTCATGGTGGCGTTGGTGGCGGGGGTCGAGCGTGATGCCCGACCCCCTAGGGATTAGATGTCTAGGACGAAGCCCGACGTGTCATACTTAGCCGAGCCCTTAGCCTTGAGCCCGACAATGCACGGGCTGGGATCGCGGAACCTCCAGTCTGTTAGGGTGCCGTCGATCACGGGCAAGCCGTGCCAAGTGTCAGGCAGTTCGTGCCGAAAGACTGCTGCGATATTCATACCGTGGTTAAGTGCGGTATCCACGTCATCCAGTGTAGTCTCTTCCGAGTAGGAAAAGGTTAGGTGATAGTTGTCTGGGATCCCGCGCCTATTCTTATGCTTGGTGTAGTCGTAGAACTGGACGTTGGGAAACTGTTGGATGATACCGTGCCGCTCCCAGCGGATGTCGCTGGTGCCATTGAGTCTAACCACGGGCTGAAAAGATTTTTTAAGTGCCCGACGCTCGACGGATGCAATGTCGTTGGTGAGATCGCTGAGGAACTGCTCCCGCTTATCGAAAAATAGGCGGGTTTTTCTGATACGGGCTTTCTGTACGCTGGTCATCCGACCCCGACCCTGACCATAGAGGCAGACTTTCCGACATCCAGCAGTGGATGAGGCGCAAACCTGATTGCCCGACTCATTAGCTGGTGCCAAGTACATGATTGCGGATTCTATTCCGTGTTCATCCGCTCCCGTTGTCTTAGGTGATGAGTCACCAAAGCCTAGAAGTTTCATGCTCGCTCCCGTGAGTAATGAATAATGATGTAAAGTAGTGTCAGTGTGTGATGATGTCAACCCTGGGTGGGGTCGACCCCGTGAGAGGCCGACCCCGCTGGGCGGGAGCGTCCCAGCTATCCAGAGTAGTGGCAGTACTCCAACTCCCAGTGACCGGACAACTCCAGCCGGACTCCGTCGTGATCCCAGTGTCCTTCAATGGTGGAGTCTGGAAGTGTGTTGTTCACGTCCTCCAGCATCTCATCCCGCAGCCGATCAGAGTCCTCTATAAGGTACTTGATTGCTGATTTGATTTTCTCGTAACCAGCAAGCTTGAGGTCATTGGAGTCAACAGCCTTCCTAGCCTCCAGTAAGGCGTCTGTTGCCAAGTCCTCTAATGGCTGGTCATCTACAGTAGTGCTCCACTCATCCCAGAATGAAGACTCATCCGTCGCAGCTTCTGCCGGGGTTACGGGTATGGCTGGTGGGTCGGTCTCCTGTAGGAAGACGTGTAGAGTGAGGCCAGTGACGCTCGCGTCTCCGCTCATAACAAAGTCCATCGGTACTCCCGTGTTGAATTGAACATGCTAATAGTATAAAGTGTCAGTCAATATATGTCAACCCATGTCACGCACACACGACATATATATAAGAGAGGTACGGGCGTGAGAGGTACGGGCGTAAGAAAAGGGGCCGACCCGAAGGCC